TGAAATGTTAACTAAAGAATATTTCAAAAAATTTGAATTCGCTAAGGAGGATAAAATAGTATTTGTTTCTCATAACGATCTAGATGGAGCAGGACCCATTATTGTAGCAGATCAGTTTTTTAAAAACTACAAGTATCATACTGTTGGAAATCGAGCAGTTGACAGTACTGTAAAATACGTATTATACTCAGACAAGTATAAAGATTATGATTATATTTTCATTACAGACTGTAGTGTAAGCGAAGAGGTTGCAAAAATTATTGATAAAGAAAATGCTGAGTCAACAAGAAAGATATTTTTATTTGATCATCATGAATCTGCATGTTACTTGAATAAGTATTCATGGGCAAATGTTACTGTAAAAGATGAGAATGGAGAGTTTATTTGTGGAACTAAACTTTTTTTCCAATATATTGTAGATGTAATGGACTTAGATTGTTCCGCTTTAACAGACTTAACACAGGTTGTAGAAACTATAAATGATTGGGATACTTGGAAATGGTTTAAGACTAACAATCTTGAAGCAAAAGCATTATCCGATTTATTTAACAAGACTGGAATTGAATATTTTATTCAAAAGTTCCGTAACAGCTTTGAAATAATTAATGATGTTGATAGAAGCTTGTTAGCCGCATTTGAAAGAAAATATTTATGTTTAATCGAGCCAAAGATTATGGAATCTGCTAGAATAATGGTTTTAGATGTAGGAGTTGATTTTCCTGTTATTAGAAAAGTGAAATGTGTGCAAGTAACTGAGCCAATATCAGATCTAGCAGAAGTATTATATGAAGATGAAATTGATACAATATTATTTTTCTTTCAGGATGCTGTTAGTATACGAACTCGCGATGAAGATGTACATGCTGGCTTTTTTGCCAGGAAAATGGCTGGTGTAAATGGGAATGGAGGAGGTCATAAAGGAGCTGGAGGATTTGGTATTAATAAATCAAATTATTGGTTGCTTCAAAAATATTTAGAATTAAGATTCAACGAATAGGGGGAATAATTATGCCGGACAAAAGAAAACCAGAAATTGATTACGTTTTAAAGCTTTGTGAGTTTTTATGTCAAATACACCCAGAATTGTTTGAGCTTAAAACTTATGTGCACCCGGTTTATGGGCAGAAAACATCTTTAAAATTTATACGAGAAGATAAGTTTGTAGATATAGAAAATATTGTTAATTGTAATATTGACATTCAAAATAATTGTTTGTTTATTAAAACAGAATTTCCAATACAAACGTTTAGTTATAATAATATTGTTAAAGACGAGACGGTGGTGTAATAAAATGCAAATAGACCCAATGCTTTTTTATCAAAAAATACAGGAGTACGTTGATTGGAATTTAGAAAATCTATATAAAAGTAAAGACGACGAACTTTTATATAGATTTATAAAAACAATTTTAGGATTTAGTATTCCAAGAAATAAAGTGTGCGAGCATCATTGTGCTCCTATGGATTTTATTGCAGACTCGTTTTTTGACAAAGTTTCCAAATTATTAGTTGTCGCTAATAGAAATGGGGGTAAAACTCAAAATTTTGGAATACTTAATGCTCTAGATGCAATCTGTAAAAAAGGATGCGAAATAGCTTCTGTTGGAGCTATAGAAGACCAAGCTAAAAAATGTTATAAATATACAGTTGACATAATTAGGAAACCATATTTTGCAAAATTATTGTCAAAAGAGCCAATGATTAGTTTAACTAAATTGGATAACGGTAGTGAAATTAGTATACTACCAGGTACAATGTCTGGAGTTAATGGGCCTCATCCACAAAGAACTAACTTTGACGAAGTGGAACTTACACAATGGAAAATCTTAATGGAATTTATGTCTATGGCTAAATCCACAAAAGATGTTCCATCCTGTGTAAGAATAACATCTACTAGAAAATTTTCGCATGGACCAATGCAGAGACTCATTGACGAAAAAGATAAACGTGGCTTTAAGCTGTATATGTGGTGTATTTGGGAGACTATCGAAAAATGCCCGGACACTAGAAGTGGAACAGTGCCTTGTTATGTGTTAGTTCCAGACAATAAAGATAATATCCAGAAATATAAAGTCTTTTCAGATAACAAAGAAGATTTTAATAAAGAATTTCCAATAGATGTATTACAAAGTAATAGGGAAAAATATTCTGGATGTTTAGCTTGTCCATTAGTTGAAGTATGTTTAACTAAGGCTAAACGTTCTGACGGATACTATTCAATCTCTGATACTATTGATAAGTTTACTGGAATGGATCGGGAAGTGTGGGATGCTCAGTGGGAGTGTAAAAAACCTGGTACGTCTGGACTTGTTTATAGGGAATTTGATGAAACAATTCATGTTATTCCCGAGGAAAGTTTTAAATTTAATCCAGAATATCCTTGTTATGCTGGGCAGGACTTTGGATACGAGGATCCAGCTTCGACAATATTTTTACAGTTTTTGCCTAATGGAGATGCTGTTATATTTGATGAGATATACGAAAGAAGGAAACAAACTCCTGTATTAGCAAAGTACTACTGGAAACCAAAACAAGATCGTTATCAATGTATTAGTTGGTTTGCAGATACAGAAAATGCTGATGCTATTTCTCAAATGGAAAGTATAGGCATTCCAGTTGAACCGGCAAATAAAGATATAATAATGGGTATTGCAAAAGTACGAAGTTGGCTTAAAACTGCTGATAATTATGTACGATTGTATGTCACATCCAATTGTATTAACACAATTAAGGAATTTAAATCTTATAAGTATCCCGAAAAGGGAGGAGAAAGGCCAGTTGATAGAGATAATCATTTAATGGACGCATTGAGATATGTCCTTTATACAGTAGATCAAAATGGTGAAAACACAGACGGAACTGTTACTGCGGATATATTATGAGTGCACATACACTTTCTTTTTTTTTAAATCTATTGTAAAAAAAGAGAAAGTGTATCCTACATATAAAGCATTTTTTGAGTAAAGGAGTGAGGTATAGTGTCGCAAGAACTAGAGAAAGATACCAGCCTAACTGATGAAATAGATAACATTAAGCTTGAAGAAAATGAACAAGTTTCTGCAGTTTTACTATCCGACGGAAGTTTAGTCGATATTAAAAAATATAGACGTACTAAAGAAACTTATTCTAATGTCATAGATACTGACGAAGATGACTGGGGAGAAATGTACTCTTCTGGCAGAGTGTACCGACCCACATTAAATTTAAAAAATTTAAAAATGTTTAGTTTAGAGAACACATTTCATTTTACTTGTATTGATCAAAAAGCTGTAGATTGCTGTAGGGACTGGGATATTGTCTCTGTTGATAGAAAAGGCGTTCCAATTTTAAAAGAATATCAAAAGAACTTAGGTTACTATGAAAAAATGCTTTATGATTTCTTTGAAAATTGTACACAGTTTGACGATTTTAAATTTCTGTGTAGGCAAATTGCAACGGATTTTGAAACATTCGGTTTTGCTTTAGTTGAAATGACTAGAAATAGATCTGGAAAGCCTTCTAAGTTTTATCATATGGCTCCAGAAACTTGTAGAATTGCTAGAAATCTACCTAACATTCCTGGTGACACTGATCAAAAATATATTGTTCAGGTTGTTAATAGACATGAACGTATATTTAAGATATACGATGGAGTTCCTTCAAAGATAAAGGATCCAAATAGTAATAAGTTAATGACTGAAGTTTTATTAATAAGAAGTTACCATGTAGATGGAGGAAAATACGGTATTCCTAAATGGGTGCCTGCCCTCAAAGCAATGATAGGTAATGATAAAGTTGCCCAATATAATATTAACTTTTTTGAAAACGAAGCAGTTCCAAGATTTGCAGTTATAGTTCAAGGAGGGAAACTAGATGACCAGACTAAGGAAACTATAAGGAGTCATTTTAATAAAAAATTAAAGGGTATTCAAAATGCTCATAAGACGTTAATACTAACGTCTTCAAAGGGAACTGATATTAAGTTAGTTCCATTGGCTGGAGAGATGAAAGATTCAAGTTTTCAGAATTATAGAAAAGATAATAGGGATGAAGTTATTGCGGCACACAGGGTTCCTCCACATAGAATACAAGTATATGATACTGGAGATAGTGGAACAATATCTCCTGGGTCTTTATTTAATATAGACAAAAATTATAAATATTCCGTAATTGCTCCATTACAAGAAATTATTGCAAGCATGTTCAATCGAGTAATTAGGCTGGATTTTAAAATTAATGATAAGCAGTTGCGGTTTAAACCTTTAGATATAGGAGAAGAGTTAAATGAAGCTGAGATTAAGAAAATAATAGCCTCGGCTCACGAGAAATACTATAATATAGGTGCAATGACTCCGGATGAAATACGTTCGGATTTAAAACTTGAAAAGTTTAAGTATATGGATGTAGAAGACGATGTTAAAGAATGGGCAAGTACTCCAAAGCCTGTTTATTTATTAAGGCAGGCGAATATGACTTCTCAAGGCATAAATTCCATTGTTGGAGGACAGGGTTTGACAGAGGCTTCTAACGACTTTGATGATAAAAGTAAGGAAGAAACTGGAAGAACATTAGAGGATAAACAAATTAATAATTTAATGATGAAAAGATTCCCAGTTATATCAGATGAAATTGATCAGATTAAACAAGAAATATCTGATTTAAAAGATCGAGTTAATGAGTTAATGGAGCGTGATAAGTTATGATTTTTGACATTGACAAATGTATGAGTTTAGTTGATTTTGTTTTAAGGGACGTAGATTTGTTTGAAAAGAAACGTAAAGGAAACTACAATCAGGCCGGCGAAAATAACAATAATTATAAGAACGGGATAAGTATGTATCCTAAATATAAAAAATCTAAATGTGAAAGGTGCGGAAGCACTAGAAATCTTATGATTCATCATAAAGATGGAAACCGTAAGAACAACAAACCTAGTAATTTACAAACACTTTGCTGGAGTTGTCATGAAAAGATGACTGTTCGAAAAGTTTCTGGAATTGATTTAATTTATCAAATTAAACCTCAAAATTCTCTTTGGGGAGTTGGAGTATTTATAATGAATAAAAATAATCAAACAGTTATGGGTATACGAAGTGATAACAAATTATGGGCTACGCCCGGAGGAGAAGTAGATGATAATGAGACTCCAATAGAAGCTTTATACAGAGAAGTGAAAGAGGAAACAGGTATATCAGATATAGATCCTATATTTGTAGGAATTTCGTTTGACGAAAGTAACAAAGGTATTTGGACTAGTTTTGTATTTGTGGCGTACACAAATACAACAAAACTAGTCCCTCAGTCTGGAGAATTTGATAACTTAGAATGGGTGGATTTAGATAACGTTTTAACTAAGGAGCTGTTCGGCCCAACTAAAAAAGCATACCATCAAATAATGGAAGCTAACAAAGAGCTATTTAGTTTAGCCAATTATCTAGATATACAAAAATTAACATCCACAGAAATGTTAGTGGATGTTAAAAATCCAGGAAGGAACAATGGAAATGTTTTATTTACTTCAAGAGGTTGGAGATATCTTCGTCAAGGAACTGGAAACTCAACTGTTAGAGAAACACCTTCTACGTTAGATGCAAACCATAGGATCAATGATTTAAAACAATCCTATTTAGATTATTTTAAAAAGAACCCAGACATTCAAAAGCTATATACTGTCGATAACGGGAAATTTGTTTTTCCCGATTATAACACTGCTATAAATACTGGAATTGCCAAAGACAAAAAGAGCTACTTTACTAAATTTAAGGAGCAGTACATGTTGTATTTGTACGAAACTAAAAATTCTTAAATTTTGTTATAGACTTATTGTTTGTAGTTAATTTTAGTACACTTATACAATGAAAGAACTATTTGGTATTGGAGTGATATGAGTGTCTAATTTTAACCAAACTGTAAATATATCAAAAATAAATGAGGAAAAACGTATTGTTTACGGTAAGGTTTTAGTACCAGATAAATTTGATTGCCAGGGAGATATAATTTCAAAAGAAGATATAGAGAAAGCGGCACATAACTTTCTCATTAATCTTCAAAAGGCATATATTGAGTTGCTTCATACAGGATCTAATAACACAACCAAAGCTTCTCAAATCGGATTTATGCATAAAGTATTTAAGGGCGTGGGAGGTTTTGGATATATTGTCGAAAGCTATATCGATCAGGAGGGTTCATGGGTTCTAGCAACTAAAATAACTGACGATAAAGTTTGGCAAATGATTAAGGATGGAATAATTACTGGGTATTCCGTAGGAGGCAGAGGAAAAAGAACTCCAGTTAAGGAGGTGACTATTAATGAGTAAAAAAGTAGATGAACGAAATATTTTATCTGAATTAGAAATTGATGAAGTATCCTTAGTGGATAGGGGAGCAATTGGAGAAACATTCACTATTATAAAAGCAGAGAATTTTAAAAACAGTGATTTAGTAGTTCAATTTATAAATAAATTAAGTAATCAAGAATTTGTTGAAGTAATGAACCAGATGATTGAAAGATACAATGAAATTAATAATAATGAAGTAAATAAAGGAGGCATAGACATGAACGAGGAAATTAAAAAACTATTTGAGGACTTCATGGAAACAGTTAATAAAAACTTTAAGGCAGTCTATGAAGAAATAGCTGAGATAAAAAAAGTTTCAGAGACTGAAAAAGCAGAAAAAGAGGTTAACGATAATGAAGTATTAAAAGACGCAACAGCTAAGGAAACAGACAAGTTAACCGAAGTCGAAGAAAAAGTTAGTAAACTTTCAGATTCGCTTGAAAAAATAACTCAGTCGCTGTCAAAAATCGACAAAGTAAAGGAATCAGTTGATAAACTGTCTGAAATGAATTTGAATGACACTATATCCGATTTAAAGAAAAGACTTGAAACAATTGAGTCACAAGATTTAGGATCTAATCAACTAAAAGATGAAGTAAACAAGTCTGAAGAGACAAAAAGTGTTCCGTTTTGGAAATCATTCTTTACTTTGTCAGAAAATGAAACTATTAATGATTAATAAAAATAAGGAGGTATTATTATGTCATTTACAAAACAGTTTGTAAATAAATCAAGCGTTATTACACCAGCTTCATTTACAGCATCTGCCGCTCTTAGTAAGGAGGAAGCAGATCGTTTTATAGACTATGTAGTAGATCAGTCTTTTTTGAAAAATAATGCTCGTATTGAGCGAATGAATGCTCCTACTAAAACTATTGCTAAAGTAGGTATTGGTCAGAAGATCTTAAAACCTGCTAAGTCCGCAATCGACCCGGGCAACACAGTAAGTATTGTTACCGATCAGTTAACTTTAGAGACTAAGGAAATTATAGCTATAGCTGAAATTTCCGACGATTCTTTAGAGGACAATATTGAGGGCGATGCTTTTGTAGATCATTTAATGAGAATGATTGCTAGTCAGGCGGCTAATGAATTGGACTTTATGTGTATGTATGGAAAAAGAATATCAAACTCCAATGAAGCAACTGATATTTTGCAGTTGGTAAATGGATGGTTTACAGTAGCTAAAGAACATGGTCATGTTCTTAATGCAAGAGATACTGGACTTTTTAAAGACGATAATGGCTATATTGATCCACCAAAACTTTCAAAAGTAGTAAAAACATTGCCAAATAAATACCGCGGCAACAAAGGTAATTTAAGGATTCTTGTCGCAGACGATATTTATCAGGATTACAACGATTACTTGGGAGCTAGAGCAGTAAGCACAGCTGACCCATACTTGCTTGGAGTAGGAAGACTTACGTATTCCAACATTCCAATATCTGCAGTATCGTTACTTCCAGTAGATAGGCCTGTAGCGGTTGTAAACGGTGTAAATACTAAACTTACTAATGATCCATTAGCCGGCGCAATCACAATTCAAGTAGCTGATGCTATCGATATCCAAGATGGACAGACTTTAGTTGGACAGACTTTAGCATTGGGTTTGGGAACTGGTTACGAGGAGGTAGTAACTGTAGCCAGTGTTAGTGGAAATACAATTACTTTGCAAAACGGTCTTTATTATTCGCATAAAGCTGGCACCACTGTAAAACAGATTACTCCAAATGGTTCGGATTTGCTGTTAACTGATTACAGAAACTTAATTTTTGGTATTCAAAGGGACATTAAATGGGAGACTGAAAGACATGCTAGAAGACGTTCAACTTCATTTGTAATGACACTAAGAGTTGATACTCAGGTTGAGAATCCTGACGCTCTTGTACTTTTAGAGGGTTTAACTTCTAAGTAATTTAAGTACACTTTAAAATAAAGGGTATCTGACATTGAGTAGATACCCTTTATTTAAATAAAGGAGGAATCAGTAAATGAAATTAATTGTTTATAAAGGTAATTGTGCTAGTTACACAGTATTTGGCATTAAATTTACAAACATTGCTAGGACGGCAAATGTTTCAGATGAACTTGCGGAGAAGTTTAAAACAATGAGCGATAAATTTGACATTGTTGATGTGCAGAAGTCTGATATCATTAAAGACAAGAAAAAAGACAAGGATGCTGAAATAGATAAAGACACAAAAAAAGAAAAGGATGTTGAAGAATGTATTGAGGTAGACCAGGATAAGGTTAAGAAGCTAATGAAACAGGATTTGAACACGCTTCGTGAAATGTGCGAGGCAAAGGGGCTTGATTCGTCCGGAACTAAACAAACTCTTGCTATTAGACTAGCTAGTACTATATAAGGGAGGAGAACCCTAAATGGCATATTTAACTATAGAAGAATTAAAATCTAGCCCAGGGCTACTTCCAGAGATTAGAGATTCGGAAGATATCTCTAATCTGGAATTTTTACTTGAATTTTGTTCTTTTATAATAGACAGTTATACTGGAACTACTTTTAAAAACGAATCTGATAAAACTATTTATGTAGACGGAAATGGATCAAATAAATTATTTTTGCCAAATAGGATTTTTAATATAAAATCAGTTTCCACATTCGACAACACTATAGAGTATAGCTTAAAAGATTTAGTTATATGCGATAACAATAATTCAATACTTAGTAGAACATATGCCTTCCCTGCAGGCGATCAAAATATTAAAGTTTTTGGAGATTTTGGATGGGAATTAGTTCCACAGGATGTTATAATTAGTTTGGTGTTATTATGCAATAGCTATTACTTTACAATTCGCGATGAGGACATTCTCCAAAAAATATCTGGACCTTTCAGTGCTGAAAAAATAGGAAACTATTCTTATCAGCTTAGAGATAGATTAAATAAAGTAACTGGAGAAGAAATGTCCACTACAGGCGACTTTAAAGTCGATCAGTTACTTGATAAATATAAAATAGATCGTGTTGGTTTTGAGGTGATTTAAATGAGCATATTTACAAAGCAACTAGTTACTATACAGGCAAATGATTTGCAAAAAATACCTGGTACAAGAAATCCTGTTAGTGGATTCCGGACTATTGCTGAAAATGTGCCTTGCAGAATTACTGGAACACATACAGATGATCAAAGATTGTTTATTCTTAAAAAATACTACGACCGTATTCCTGGTGGGATACATAAAGGCTACAAAATTATTGCGAACAATGTAGAATTTAGTGTAAAAAAGGAACCTCAATGGGCTGGAGGAGCGTATCATCATATAGAGTTAATACTGGAGGAATTTAGATGAATCAGGAAATTAATTTTAAGCTTGCTATAAATAATTTGCTTCAACAAAAGGCAGATGCAATAAAAGCAGTCTATAGACAATGGGGGAATAACTTAGTTAGAGCCTTAAAACGTGCATCTCCAGAAGATCGAGGTAGACTGAAAAAATCAATAGGATATCGAGTGTTGCCGAGAGGTAAAGTCAAGCCTGGAGAGACTATAAGGCTTTTAGTTGGAATCCTCGATCCAAAATCGCCGGCACTAAAATATTTAAGATTTATATTAAAAGGTACTAGACGCCATTTTGTGCCAGTAAAGACACGTGGAGGAAGATATACTGGAATTTTAGGTTGGGCTCAAAGACATCGATTAGTAGTTCATAAGGATGGAAAATGGGTTTGGGCTTCGGGTGCTAGGCAGGGAAAAGAGTTTACAGGTATGTATTTAGGAATACAGGGCGATGATTTTTTCCAGGAAGCTTATAACAAGTATAAAGGACGTATTGAAAAAGATATAAGAAAGGTGTTAGAAGGGAGATAGGTAATGAGAAAAGTAATTTCAACTTATCCTTTAACTGAAAAAGTAAGGTCGTTTATAGATACTTCAAATGAAATACCGTTTGTTAAAACTGTTGGTATTGGAGATTTAAGTGTATTGCCACCGCCCCAGAAATTAGAAAGCTGGACGCCAGCAGTTTTAGTCTGCCCAGAAACTGTATCTCTCAGTCGCCCGGCAAATAAAAAGTTTGCTACTGGAGAATATAGTTTTGTAATAAGATATATTAAATACTACAATACCTCAGATTATATAAATGTGCAAGCTGAGGCTATAAAAGAAGCGGACATTCTTGCAAATATACTAATGAATGACGAAGACATGATGGATCATCCTAGTAGGGTTGAGGATCCATACAATTATAGATTTACAGTATTTGATAAGAATAATAAGCCGTTAGGCTTTATTATACAAACTGATGTGTTAAATATGGAATTTAACACAATTGATTCAGAAATTTTTAAGCGTCTTTATGTTCCAGCAGTAGTTGTAGAAATACAGTATCAGCTTACATTTTATAGTATAGTAAAGGAGGAAATATAATGAAAGTTCTTTTTAATGCGTTAGGGCCGCACAGAGTATATCATTCTTTTAGTGGAAAGATTTGTAAAGATGGGGATGTATTAGAAACTGACATGACTGAAGCTAAACTAATTTTTAACCTAAAATTTGGAGTTCCTTATGAAGCAGAACTTGAAGCTAAAACTAAGACATTAGTTGAGAAGGCTGCCAAAAAACGTAAAAGAATTATGGAAAAACTTGAAAAGGAGGGGTAAAAAATGACAGGAGCGTATAATGAGTTTCAAAGTATAAAACTAGGAGTATGTGATTGTTATTGGGTTCCGCCTGGATCAAACTATGAGGTATTTTTAGGGCTTACAAAAGGTGGGGCAGAACTTAATTATACTCCAGAATGGTATGAAATAACAGTTGATCAGTTTGGAAACACACTAACAGACGCCGCTCTCGTAGGAGAAACGATTTCAGTTAAAATTCCATTAGCTGAAACGGATATGAACAAATTAAAAATGTTTTGTCATACAGCCACTTGGGACGAGGAGACAAAGAAGCTTACGTTTGGTAGATTCCCTGGAATGCGTTTAGAAACAGTTGCAGGGAAACTTAGACTACACCCAATAGCTAACGGAAGGGATCGCAGTGAGGACGTTACGATTTACAAGGCTGTTAATAGGGCGCCGTTAGTTCTTAACTATAAGATTGACGGAGAAAGGATATATGAAACAGAATTCTTTGGTATGATCAAGAGATCAAATGGACCTGGAAAATTTTTGTTTGAGATTGGAGATTCAACAAAAGAAGCAGAAATAACTCTTCCATCTGATTTAGAAGAGCAAGTCCAGGCACAGAATGGAGATTTTGATGTGTCTCCAAAAACGATCAGCAACTTAGTTACTACTGAAGGAGCTAATCATACAGTTCAATTTTATGTTAGTTGCTACTTTAATTATATCACTTATGATATTACTAGCGAAGTAAACTATACTTTAATAGGAAATTCGAACTTAAAAAATTCATTAGGCAATTCAGTCGATTTAGTAACTATAAGCTCTACAGGTCTGGTTACTGCGGTATCTTCAACAGCTATTGCAGATGGAACTTTTGGACCAGGAAATACTCGAATAAAGGACGGATCCGTGATAACAGACGCAATACAGATCTCATGGGCCGGAAAGACTCATGTAATTCCAGTTACAGTAGTGTATCATCCAGCTTCTTAAAGTAACATCAAAGGGCTATACACGCAAGTATAGCCCTTTATTTTAAATAAAAGACAAAAAGGTTTAGAAAGGAGATTGTGTAATTATGCATAACGAAAGTATTAGTTTCCCTTATGAAAAACATGTTAGGATAAACGACATTACTGTCACTGTTAAAAAGATGGGGTTGATTAAATACGCCCAAATTGTAAAAGAGCTAAATACTTTAATAAGTGCAGTTATTAGATTGTTACGTATTGATTTAGAGTTACAGGAAGCTGAGGTTATTGAAGAAAAAGAATTAACTTCTCAAGAAAAAGCCGCCCGGCAATCACAAATAATTTGTGATATTGTATCTGATAATGTCGAACAAATAATTACTTTTTTAACTATAGCAATTCCAGAATTAGACAGACAGTATATTGAAAATAATGTTGGAATTGACGATACTCTTCGATTAATTGAAGCTATTATTGAAGTTAATGGCCTCAATAAAGCTTTGAGTGACGCAAAAAAGTTCATCAGTCTTCTCATCGGAGAACAATAAATGAAGATGGAGAAGTTATAGAAGTCGATGAAGTTGAGGAGACTGAACTAGATAAACTTAGGGAGGAGTATTGGCTACAATATATGATTCATACTTTTATGAAAGAATATGGACTTTCAAAGTCTCAAATTGATGAAATATATCCAGAGGAAGCTCCGATATATTTGAAATTTAATATACTTGAAGCTAGATACAAGGAACTTAATAAAAGAATTGAGTATATGCAGTCTTGTTTAAACGATTTATATATTCACCATGGAGACGCAAACGATTTACAAAATAGATTTATTTGTGAAATAGAAAGGCTCCAAGGATTTAAAGTTAATTTAGTAACAGATCACAATGAAGAAGATAATGAATTGCCTGATAGAGAAGCAATTGCAAAATTAAAAGCCTTCCGATCAGCTCATAATAAGTAAGTAGGGAGGGGTTAAAATGGCAGACAGCAATAACCCACAACTGAATTTTGAACAAACACTTCCTCAGTTAACTGAATTTTCGAATCAGTTAAGGTCTTTGACGGATACGTTAAGGACTTTTCAGAATGTTGTAAATAATACTACAGTGGGGCAGGAAAGATTTAGAGAGAATACAAAAAAGAGTACAAGCACGATAGCAAACTTGAGAAACATTTCTCAAGATACAGCAGATTCGATGCGACAATTAAGTGAGCAGTCTAGACAGCTACAGAATAACATGCTTAATTTTAATAGGCAGGGGACTGGAACTATTAGAGTCTTTCAGAAATTGCATAGCTGGATTAATAATGTCAGGTTTGGATTGCAAGGACTGTTATTAGCGTTAGGGGGTAGACAGCTTTGGGACTTTTTAATTGGAACTAATCAGCGAATTGAAACCTTACAGAAGTCTTTGGAAGTTACGTTACAAAGCGGTGCTCGGGCTGAGGAAACAATTCGTAGGTTAAGAAGTTATGCGGCTTTAACTCCCTATAATGAACTTGAAGTATATCAAGCAGGAGAGATGCTTGCTTCTAATAGAATGGAAGTTGATCGTTGGATTCGTGTAGCTGGAGATTTAGCTTCTGCAAAAAGATCGGCCGGCGTACAATTACTGGATGTTGTACGTGTTCTTACTCGTATAAATTCCGGAGACTTTGGTAAGGCAATGATTCGTTTGAGACAAATGGGGATATCCCTACAAGATTTAAAGGCAAAAGGATTGGAGTTTACTAAAAGTAATACATTCTTAGGAACTCCAGATGACATGTTAGGAGCTCTTGAGAATATAATTGAAGAGCGTTACGGAGGTCTTACACATGCTTTAGGGAAAACTATGGAAGGGCTCATTTCAACTATAAAAGATTATATCTTACAGTTTGGTATTGAAATGGGACGAGAATCCTTCGACGAGTTAAAGGATTTTTTAACTAGTTTTAAGGCTCAGCTAGAAGAATTTAGAGAAAGCGAAACTTTTAAAGAGATTATTATAGGATTTAACTATTTAAAGGATGAGATTATCGATGGATTACAGCCGTGGATAGCTACACTTAAAGCACTTTTTAGTTTTATACTAAAAAATCTACCTTTAATTGGAACTATGATAAAAACATATTTTTATTATCAGTTTGCTAACACTATTATAAGCTTACTTCAGAAAACAGTTGAGTTTATTATAAATATGACGCATAATTGGGCGTTAGTGTCTAAATCTACTATCATGCAAAATAATCTTTTAGCTGAACAAAATGCTCATTTAGGTACGCAGTTAACATTACTAGCTAAAATAAACGCAATGAGGGCTTTAGGCAATAAATACGCTACTGAACAAGTTGCGGCTGAGGCTTCCGCTACTGCAATGATACAGGCTGGAGTATTTCGTAAAAAAAGTGGACAAATAGCTAATATTTTTGCGGGAGCTGGAGGAGCTGCCGCCGCCGGAACTGCCGCCGCTGGAACTGCC